AACATCAGAATCCTCTTGCCCGCGACGTCTTCCATCGTGAGCGTGGAATTCTTTACGGCGTTCTGGACTTGCAACCGAAGGAACGTGCGGAGCGTCCGGCAGCAATAAATGATCGGGCGGCCGTTGAGGTCCGGCGGGAGCTCGAGCGCCATCGTGATCTTTTCGATCAGGTCGGCGCCTCCGGTAGATGGGTCTTTCTTGAGGTCGCTCACGTCGATGTTGGGGATTCTCACGATGTAGCGCCAATCGGGAACCGCAAAACCCCAGTCCCATCGGATGTGGTTGCGGTACACCTGCATGTAACCGCCGGTTCCTGCCGGATCCGGTTTCGTCTGCTCGCCTTGGTCGTTGATCTGGATCCCGGCTTGCGATCCTTTCGGATAGAAACCGTGCAGACCCTTTGTTTCCCCGTGAACGACGAGCCAGATACTCGCGTTGTCGGCGCCGGCGCCGCCGCCGAGGATGATGTTCTCGCCATTCACCGCGCCGGATTTCGTGGCGAAGCGCGGCGCCAGGCCGAGCACGCCTTCGGGTTCGGTCGCGCTGTTTCCATAGAACACGCTGGTGGAAAACTTCTGGCCGAAGCCTTCGATGTGTTTCCGAAGCTGATTCATCCGGAACGCGGCCGCGTTGTTATTGCGATCGGCCAGCGCCTTGTCGACTTCCGGATAGGCTTCGGCCATCGCGCAGGTGTCGCGCACTTTGGCCTGCGTTCCTTTCGCCGGCTGGGTGTAGCCGTAGTACTTCCGGAAGGCCGGCTCAGGGATGCCTGTATCCATCATCGAGACGTGCGAATCGACCTCGTTGCCCTCGATCATGTTCACGTCCGCGATCATGGGATTGACTTCATCCAGGATCCCGATCGTGCGGCCGACTTTGTCGTCGGGGCCCAGCGTGGCCTGGAAATCCAAAAGAGTCGGGTGTGTGTTTGCTAGAGCTGCCATGTGTGAACCCTCCGTGGTTCGTTAGCTCCCGTCCTTGGGAGCGATTCCTTTAGTTGAAGAAGACCTCGTGATCCGCTTTCAGCTTCTTGTCGCCGCCGATCGCCGGTTGCCCGCTTCCCGGTGTGTCTTCGCCCATCGCTCTCCCGATCGAGTTGATAAACCGCACCCACTCCGGATGATTGCCGTAGCCGGTTTCCTCGAGGAATTTCGAGAACGCGGAATCTTTCGGGAAAAAGCGATCCGCGACGCGCTTGACGTGAATCAACGTTTGGGCGTAATGCTCGCCGCCGACTTCCTTATCGGTTTTGGTTTTCTCCGCCCAGGCCTCGCGTTCAGTTTTCGCGGCCGTGTCTTTCCGGCCGACGATCGACGTCGCGGTTTCTTCGCTGTGCTTAAGGAGTGCGGCCGCTTGCTCTTGGGAGAGTCCATTCGATTTTGCATATTGCGAAATCCTCTCGAGGTCGGTCGCTTCAAGCGCGGATTTCTCCGCGGGTTTGAGTTCGTATTTGTCCGGGATCCCTTTCTTGCGGGCCTCTTCGGCGTCCGTCTTATGCTTCGTGACGGCCGCTTCGGAGGCGGACGTGATCGCGGTCCCGAAATATGCTTTTTGGTCCTCGTTCAACGAGGCTTGAAATGCGGCATCATCCATTGCCATCGGGCGTTCCCTCTTGTTTCTTTTTTTGCGCCTTCTCGAGCGCGATCCGTTCGTCCGCTTCGCGCCGGCGCGCTTCGCTCATCATGTGCAGCAGCGCGGTTTCGTCGGCCGCGGCAATATCGGCGATCAGCTCGAGGCCGACTTGCCGGCGTCCTTCGTTGAAATAGACCGTGTGCGGATCCAGGTCCCAACTGGAGCGGAAGACGCCGCACTTTTCGAGTCGCGTCCAAATCGCCCGTCGGCCGGCCTCCGTCGCGAGTACCGCTCGCATCGCCGCGGCCTCTTGGTCCGCCCGGCGCTTCTCTTGTTCCTTCGCGAATCGGACCTGTTTCGGATCCGCCGCGTTGTGGACGAGGTCGCTCATGCGCTCGTCACCAGCTTCCACAGCGGTTCGGCCTTCGTTCCGCCGTTGAGATACATCTTGCCGTTCGATGTGCGCAGGTAGATCGAGCCCGGCCCGGCGACGCCTTCACCGGTTGCCGCGGGATCGCCGTCGGTGTAGTCGACGGGCGCCCCGGATCCGGAGAGGACCATGATGTCGTTGGCGAACGTTGGCGTTGTGATCGTCGCCGCGGTGATGACCGCCGCGGTCAGCGTCGCGAGAGCGGCCGTCACACTAGGGGATTCCATGCCGGCGTCGGTAATCATGAGGACGCGGACGCCTTCGTTATTCACAAACGCCTGGATCACATCCGCAACGTCGGAGAGGGATCCCGTCGCACTATAGGTGTCGATCGTGACGGTGACCGGACTCATTGCCGCTTCGAGGTCCGAGCTGTCATCCGTGAGCGTTTCGGGAGCCTCGACTCCGTGAAACACAATGACGAATCCCGCGGCGAAGCTTCCTGTCACGACGACTTCCTCGAGGCCCTCGATCTCCCGGATCGCGGCCTGGAGCTCCGTCGCGCCTTCATCGTTCGCGATGGTGATCGGATTCCCGTCATAGTCGAGATTGAGATCGCCCGCGTCCGGAACATCGGAAGTACTCACGGTTTGCGTTGGCGTCACATCCGCGCGCACGCGATACCACCTCGTTCCGGCGCATTCATTTTTCACGGTTCCGGAAAAGGCGGCCGTGGCGGAAATGATTTCCTTCCAGAACGCGCCCGGGTTGGCGGACTCATCGATATAGATGGTTCCCGTAAAACTCCCGGTGATCGCGATCGTTGCCGACTGGCCGGGCGCGAGAGACAACGCGGCGCTCACGCCGTCCACACTAAAGGATTGCGAGACTTGGCTCATGCTTGGGCCCCTTCCATGATTTGTTGCAACGCGCTGGGTTGGTCGGTCGGCGCCTGGCTGAGATCCCGGACGCCCTTCGCCGCCATCGCTTCTTGTTCGATTTGTCGTTGTTGGGCGGCCGCCTGTTGGGCCGCATCGATCGCCGCTCGAGCTTCATCGTCGGGAACGATGATCTTGGGATTCACGCCGAGCATGTCGCCGTAGTCGTCGACGAGCTGCAGCGGATCGATTTTGTATTTCACTTCCGGCCACACGTCGGCGAGCGGGAGCACCGATTGCAGCAAGCGGTCCTGGCCGACGACTCCCACCAATTTCTGCGCCTGAGCCATCAACGACGTGTATTCGACCTTGAGGGCCATCCCGCTGAGATCGTCCGGGGGCTCCGGAATCATGCCGGCGCGCTCCATCATGGCGTAGACGCGATCGATCAGCGGATCCAGGAGCTCGTCATTCATCCGCTCGAGTACCGGCCCCAGGGCGAGAAGCTTCTCTTCGTGGCGCTCCTCGATTTCGCGCGCCGTGATTTCGCGCCGGTCCGACTGCGCCAACATGAGGAAGAGGTCCTCATGGAAAGCGCGCCGGATCATTTCCCGTGTGTCCTGAATATCGGAGATCAAGAATTGCAGCGCCGCCAGGTTGACTTCGCGGATCGGCCGGATCCCCTGGTGGCCTTGCGTCATGTCGGCGTAGGTCACCCCGCCAGGCAGAAGCGACACGGGTTGATTCTTTAAATGCGTCGGCGCCTGGACCGAAGGGTTGATGCCGATCTCGACGAGTTGCGCCTTGCGCTTTTGCATCAACATCAGGGAATGGACGTCGCCGAGGCAGTCCATGCCCGGGCAGCTCGTGCCGTAAATGTCTTCGTGGCCGGTCACGTCCCACCGCGGCGCGAGCACCGGGAATTCGTTGAAGCCCGACTCCCGGAGGAACTTCTCTTCTTGTTCGATGGCTTTTTCGTAGTGGCAGGAATGGAACCGCATGTATTTCGGTTCCAGGCGCTCCGGATCGAAATCGGGGTTAGGCGTGACCACCCAGCAGACCTCGATCAGCGCGTCGTAATGCTTGTCGTCGTATTGCTTCTTGACGTTGTCGGAGAGGTGCGACCAGTCGATTTCGGGTTGCCCGTTCGGCCGGCCGAAGAAGTCGATCACCTGGCGCACCGTCATTTGCCATTCGCGAAAACACGTATCGACGACGCCCCTCGAGGAGACGCCGAGCATGTAGCTCCCGATCGGATAGGGAACGCAGCGGATAAAATCGTGCTCGTCCTCGAGAACCGCCATTACCCCGGTTCCGAACACACCGACGTCGCCGTAGAGGATCGGCAGCGCGTTGTATAGGTTCGACCGCAGGAAGACCGTCATCATCCGTTGGGTGACGGTGTGCAGCCACTCTTTGACCGGGCCATGTTCCGCGAGCTCCGGATCCGGAGTCGTGAGTCTCATCCACTGCCGCGCCGGCGACGTGATGCCGGCATGCAAACCACTCTGCAACGTGCGGGCCGCGAACGTGGCCGTCGAGTCGACGATCCGCGAGCTCCGGCGATCGCCTTTGTTGCGATCGGTCACTTGAAAGCGGGAGCGCCGCGGACGGATGTGATCGGACAGATCGCGCCAATGATCGAGAAACGTCGAGCGTTCGTTCGACAACGCGGAGTAGAGAATCTGGTATTGCTGGCGCTTGCTGATGTAGTCCATTAGGACTCCCCTCTGACGGCGTACAGCCACACCACTTCTTGCGGCTTTGTTTCATCGTCGTCGACGTGCACGAACGTGGCGCCGACGCCGATCCGGGTGAACCCCATCGCGATCGCGTGTTTGATGATTTGAAACTTCGCGCCCGAGGATTCCGCGCGGATATCGGCCGCGTGGCCGGAGGTGTGCGCCGAGTGCTGAACGCCGGAGACTTTGGTGTTATGGGCCGGCGTTCGATATCCCGAGTTGACGGAGAAGGGAAACCCGCAGCGATCGCGCAGCTCGTCGAGCTTCGCGACAAACGCCAAGTCCATGTTCAGCCCCGAGCCTGGCGCATCAGGAGAGTCGAACTCCTTCGGGCTGAAATGCCGGATTCCTTTCCAGCTTTGCGTCGCATCCATGCTTCGCTTCCTTTTGATCAAATGCGGCATCAATGCCGCATTTCGGTTTTGCTAGTCGGTCCCTTCGATTCGATCACGACCAGGTCGTCACTCAACTGAGTGGTGTTTTCAGCGACAGTCTCGAGATCCACGGGTTTCGTTTCAGGATCCACCGCGGGTGTTTCAGGTTCGGCCGGCTTCGTCTCAGTTTCGGGGCCGGGGATTTCGGGGCCACTCTCGGATTGCCCCGCGACCGCGGGCGGAACCGGTTCCGGTGCATCCGCTTCAGGAAATTCATCGATGACCGGAGGGCGATTCGATCGCGCGTACTTGCGATCGATCGACGGATCGATTGTTGCGTCCAAGTCATCGGCCGCTTTGCGCAGCTCGTCGACGACAATCATTTTTTGCATATCGCCCAGGAGGTCGAACGCGACCGCCGGCGGAACGTCGACCAGCACGCGTCCGCCGTCGCCTTCCGCGATGATCCGGATCGCGAGCTCCGGCCCGCGCTGCCATCGTTTCTTTACTGGTTTGGTGTCCATCGCCGTTACTCCGGTTTCTCGCTTGTGGATTCCGTCGCCGGAGTCGCCTCGCTGCGACCAATAGGGGTTGTCGTGATCGCCCGCAAAATCAGGTTGCCGAGGGGGATCACGTACAAGGCGACGTGCGGAGGGATAAGGCCCAGCACGTCCGGTGTGGCCGCGGCCAACATCGCCAGATTGAAGACTATCGTTTTCCAGCCTTTCATTTTATTTACACACCTCCGTGTGTGTCGTCTCGAGCCGGTCCAGCCGGCGGCCATGGTCTTCTACTTTTTGGGTGAGCTTTCCGTAGGCGACGGCGGCCGCAATGACGGCGACCAGCACGCTTCCGGTCAGCAGCAAATTGAGAATCTGTAAGGTTTCGCCCATCGCCTCA